TAACAAATGAAGCTTTCTAAGAACTTTTCTCTCAGTGAAATGACACGTAGCTACACAGCTACAAAGAAAGGCATTGAGAACACCCCTAATGACCCTCAAATAGAAAATTTACGTATCTTATGTGATAACGTACTTCAACCATTAAGGGATGCTTTAGGTCCTATTACTATAAGCTCTGGATTTCGATCTGTTAAATTAAACACTGCCATTGGTGGAAGTAGCACTTCACAACATTGCGCTTTAAAAGGAGCTGCTAGTGATATTGATCTTGGATCAAGAAACGCAGAGGTTTTTAATTATATTAAAGATAACCTGGTGTGGGATCAACTAATTTGGGAATTTGGAGACACTGATGAAAACCCTTCTTGGGTACACGTTAGTTTTAATAAGGATAATAACCGTAAGCAAATTTTAAAAGCGATAAAACAAAATGGCAAAACAAAATACATCAACTTTTGATAACTGGATTAACGACTTAGAAGATGTTCCTCAACCGACTTGTAATATTGAAAACCCAGATGATTGTGAGGCTTGCGGTTCTTAGCCTATGCGTAATACTGACATCTTGTGGTGCGAATTTTCACCTAAAACGTGCGATTGCAAAGGACCCAACGATCCTTCAAAAGCAAATTGTAAGAGTAGATACAGTATTAACAACAAAAGAAAGAATACTAAGGGACACAATCGTAAGCAATAAGTACGACACCATAAATACCATTAAGGATAATGTTTCTTTAAGAATTGTTAGAATAAATGACACTATAATTGTAGATGCAGTTTGTCCGCAAGATACAATTTTCTTCACTAAAGAGATAAAGGTGGATAAAATAGTTTACTCTAAGAAAAAAGGTAAAGAAGTTATTTTACTATGGTCTTTGCTTATTATATTATTATTGTTATATTTGAAACGTATTATAAAATCTGTTATCTGAATTAGATATAGTTTATGCATTTTAGGTTTGTTAGAAAAGGAGGCTGGGGGGCCTCCTTTTTGTTTATCCTTTAATTGACTTAGTCCATTCAACTGTACATACAGCATATCTTTTCTTATCGTCTGGATATTCTTTTAACATATTGTCAACAACCATACACCGATCAACATATTCTTTTCTTGTTTCATTTCCTTTAGGGTTTGGAATAGGCATTTTCTTTCTTTTTTTTATTATTAATACAATTGTGGCAAACATCGTCCCAATAAAGGAAACAAAAATCGATGTCTTTATTATCACTCTCCATAGTTGACTAACTTACGATAAGTTAGTTCAGCAAGGACAGCAGAGATAATGCTGTAATATACAGGAAAATCAATGAAGTAAAAAGTAATTGTGCAAACCCAAAAGGTGAAACAAAACACACAGTTAAATGGCTTGAAATTAGCATACTTACCTATTAATTCCATATAGGGTTCAAATATAAATAAACCAGCTCCTAAAAAGCCAGCTGACATAATTAATAAAATTGTTTCCATTATAGTGATTGACTTATGTTATCGTCTTTTTTTAACTTTTCTAATTTGCGAACCCAGGCTCCATCTTCAAATATTTCTATATAAGATTTCTGTTTCTCTCCATATATATCTGACCAACCTAAAGATTTTATTTTATTTAGCATTGTGGATTTAGCCATAGTTATAATGAGATTTGCTCCGCACTTTCCTTCTTTATAATAATGCAGAAATTTTTCACATATGCGTAGTACGGCTTCATCTACCAATGATTGGTATAGCTCTTTGTCGCCTCTAGTATCGAAGTAAGCTCCAGCAACATCATCACAACGATCAAGAATAAACCTACCTAGTCGCTCGCTTATCCTTCCGTTTTTCTTTGACTGTAGACATTCCTCTTCTATTAGATCTTTGTCGTATTTTATTTTCTTCTTCAGCATTATTAATTATGCGCATAAGATCTCCAGTTAGTCCAAATTTTGTCCATATATAACTAGGAGATAATTTTGTTATACGGCTTATTCCAAACATAGTAACAGTTTTTTTCTTTTTTACTATATCTTTTACAGCCAGATAAATATCAATTTTTTGATTAGCAATAATATCATCAATAATTCTTCCTCCCATAAGGGCGTATTAATTTTTCATAATTAGGATCAAAATCTTTTATTTTGTCCATAAGCTCTTGCTCTTTACGATAAGCTTGTCGCATCTCATCGTTAGTAGAGTCCTTCCCTGTGTTAGCAAAGATTGAAGCCATTTCTTGCTGAAGCTCATCTATCCTTCTTTTAACACCTCTATTAGTAAAATACAATATTTCGCTATTCATAATATCTAATTATTATTTTATATGTTTCTTTCGGGAGATCAGGGTCATAAAGTATGACCAGCTTACGATAATATTTTGGCGAATCATCAGCCACGTAGCCTTTCTCAACGAGGGAGTCAGCAACAAACTTGCAACAAAGAATGCTATTATCACAATCGAACCTGCTGTTATAGCTAACACGTAACTGAAAACGAGAAATGGTAAGCGGATCAAAAGTATCAAGAGCATCTTTAACCATCCTTTTATAGTCGTCTGCCAATCGCTTTCTAACAGTCCAATGTCTACCGGCATAGAATTTATTGAGGCTAGGAGGTTTTCCAAGCGTAAGAGTAATTTCTTTTTCATATTCCTTCATATATTTTTCTTGCTTTTGATATGTTGATATATCCAACTTCTTTAATTATTTTATTTCTATTAGAGAAATGTGATGTCTTAGGCATCATCCTATCTTCCCACTCAGGCTCTGGAAGGCTAGATAAGTTAAAGGCGTATACACCATCAGGCGTGGAATTTATATAAAAAGCTCTTGTATTGAATCTCGCTGCACGAGAAACCAGGTAATCATATTTAGCCTTCTCTATAAGTAAATCATCATAGTGGGTCTTTCGACATTTTAGTTCTATGTCTAACTTTAACTCTTCTGAATAGCAATCGTATTTTGAAAATTTATCGTCAGAATCTGTAAGGTCAGGAATGTACCTAACTTTTAAAAATTCAAACAAATCCTTTTCTTTACTGATCACTATTTCTTTTTTTACTTATATGAAGAAGCTCTTGTTGTAAATGTACTATTGCTTTTTGTATATCATCTTCTTTGGGATTGTTCATCTTACGCCCAGCCCGAAGTAGATATGCTATAGCTACGCCAATGTTATAAGAGTCTTCCTGAAAGTCCAGGACTACATCCATAGCGTGAATCTTTTTATAACGACCAATATAATATTTAGGAGCTGCCATTTGCAAATTCTTTATAATTTATAATAAAACATTTATCGTTTGGTAGTGTATACACATCTTCATTAATATATTTTTCTTTATATATTTCTGAACTATGTGATATAATAAAAGACTTTGTTGACGTGCATACAATTGCATACCAAAAACTATCGCTACGAGTTTCTTCGTCTAAAGATTTAAATGATACAGTTTCTTCCTGGTAATCTTCTCGGCTGTTCCATACTAAGTCTTTATTTTCATCGACTAGGAAAAACTCTACAAAACCATTACGTTCAGCTGCGATGTCTAGAGAAAAATCTTCTGGGTGTTCTTGAATTGTATATCCGCGAGATTTTAAAGCTTCGCGCAGTACAGATATACCAAAATCTTTTTCCACGTTATAAATATACGTTAAACAATCTCAACATCAAATTTTTCAATTGTTAGTCGTTTACCCTTCTGAATTACTAATCTTCCGTTAGAGACGTTAAAAAATATGTAATTGATATCGCTCCCAGTGTAGTCGTTGATGTCCACTTTATATTCTTCGTCATTGACTCGTACTCTTTCGTGAGATAAGACTTTTGTTTCTTTGATTTTTTCATAATTATTTTCAAGGTACATACAAAGGGCGTAAAGCCAATTCTTTCGCCATTCATCCACTGTTCTTTTCAGCGATTTTGTTTTATTCATATAATGTTGTTAATATCATCATCGTTAAGTATTGGTTTTCTATCTAACCAGGAACGATACATACGTGCTGCAACTGCTAGACGTTGAGGGTAGAATGGATAGTTTTTACGTAAACGAGCAAGGGCTATCCTAATAAATTGATCTCTCATCAGAATTCAAGGTTTTTTTGTTTTACTGAATTTGCTTCCTTATGACGAGCGTGAGAGTAAACTTTATTACCCCCATCGTCAACATAGTATCTGTTGGTGATCTTATCATAGTACATATATAATGATCCTACATTTCCAACAGCTTTAGGCTTTGCCTTAACTACACTAATCTTAACCTGATTAGGTTCATAAGGGATACCTTTCTCATCTTCTAAACCATATGGACATCTCCATACGTTTACGATCATCATACCTTTCCTGGACCACTGCATACCTCCAGCAATATCATTCATAGTCGGTACGTCAACATAAGGTACTCCACTCTTATACTTAGCTTGCTGATGCTTTGTATGTACAGTTACAATTGTATGATAGTCTTTGTCACTAGAGTGCTTGCGCACTCGTGTCAAGATATTTCCAATTGCTATATCATCACGAACACCGGTATTCACATCTGTCTTAATTTCTGTAAATGGGTCCACCAGGCATCCATCAATTTTTATTCCTCTTGATTCAATCTCTTCTACAGAAGTATAGAAACCTTCAATGGTTAAATCTTTAAGACCTGAGTCGATAACATAAAAGTGTTCCTTTAAAAAAGTCATAGCTTTCTCAGCTTCTAAATCTGTAGCGTTAATTTTATCATTAATAAGAAATGGTTTGCGAAGATAGCACCA